AACGTTCTTTCCTGGTACAGAGTTAGCTTTTGACTTCGCAATATTCTTTGCAGCCTTGTCCATGTAGATCTTCTGAACCTGCTCAATTACCTCTGGCAGTTGGTCAATACCAACACCAGATTCAAGGATCTTTTCTTTGTTCTCCTCACCAAAGATGAGGGACATCATTTCAACGAACATCACGGGGTCTACTTCATCAGTGGCTTTCTTGCCTCTAGTTGCTTTAGTGATGTAGAGGACAAGCTTTGCCGGAATCACTGCTGGAAGTAGGTAAGTCTCACCCTTAAGCCGAATCTTTGGCCGAGTAACTATCCGATCAGCCCATGCGGCGTCAAAGTCGAAATCTACTTCTTCTTCATCAAATGCCATTGCGTTCCCCTAGCTATCAAGAATCAAACGACAGATTCTGTGGACTCTGCACCAGACTTCGTGAAGGTTGCTGACCAACCGGTTAGGTCGGTGTTTCCTCCGCCAACTTCACCAAGGGTTACGTAGGCGGTCCATACTCTCCAGTTGGCTTCCGAAGTGTGTCTCCACCGGATAGACCCCAGAGAAGCCGTGCCTACCGCTTTGCCCAGAACGTCAATACGGGCCTGAGCGGTACTACGCGCACCAGAGGCTAGCGAATAGAAACCGGTTAGTTGAAGAGTCGCACCACGCTGAATTGCACGTCCGGCGTAAACGCCGTCATCAGCAAAAGTGGTGGCGTCCACTTCTTCGTTGTTCGCTGACGGGTCATAACTGAATTCGTTTACTTCGTCGATCGTGTACCACAGATCAGGAGTGGAACTTTCGACTTCAAAGATCCAGTCATAAGAAGAAATACTTGCCATCCGGCAAGCTCCTTTCTAACGGCTCTCAGAGCCACACAGGCAAACGAAGAGAGCCCTACCTAGGAATGACACCACCAGGGCAGGAACGTTGCTCTCAGGCCCTCTGAGGGGCTTCCAGGGGGTACCGAGCAATGGAGGCATTAGCCCACATCATGGTTTCCTCTAGCTTCGTGATCGCTAGTGACTTCTCCCGACCATCAGGAAGAAGTTCATTAAGAACCCCAGCTAGTTCCAGGCAGTGAGATCTAATCGATTGATGCGCCAATTGCTTATCGGCAGTGTTGGCAGGATGAAAAGAGAATCTGTTGTAAAGGTCTTCTTCAGGAGTCACAATATTCCTAACGGGCGGAACGGGCGGAAGGAGCATGCTTTCTTTCAGGTAGCCGCTTGTAGCTTCCTGCCTGGTGCGCGTTCTCTCTGGCGAACTTACGTAGCTTTTTATTAGCGAAGAAGTAGCGCCGATAACCACTGTGCCTTTGACACGAATCCGTGTGGGAGTCCTTCTCTATTTGGCACAGTTAATCATCACCTCCCAAATAGTCCATGGCTTTTGATAGCCAATCGTGGTCTTCCAATGCATTAAGTCTGGTGTTACAAGAAATACAAAGGAGACCACGAACTTTGCCGGTTGAGTGACAATGGTCAACCGCTATGTCTCTGCTTCGCTTACCAGTTCTTTCCTGATCATAGTATTGCTCAGGGTAGGCAAGCTCTTTGTAGCAGATAGCGCAGTTACCATCTTGGTATTCATATAGTTCAATAAGATCTTTGTGGCTTATTCCATACCTACGTATAAGAGCGCTAGCCCATTTGTTTGGAGCACATTCTTTGCAATACCTTTGTCTACTACTATTTGGAAGATACGAAGAACTACACCAATCACATTCACGCGGTTTCTTGCTTACAAAGCCATGTGGCAAACCTTCGTGATGTCCAGCCACGTAATACCACCACCTTTCTTAGCGATAGTGATACTCGATAGCTCTACCCATTTCCTTGAGAATGTCTTTCCGGTACATGGAACCCTTGATTACCTTCTCAAAGAACTTGGCTCCACCAACTACGTGTTCCGCTTCCAAATCTTCGTGAACATAAACCGCATAATCGGCAGTGTTGTAAAGCCTGCCCATGGTTCTTGTTTCACGTGCTGTTCCTGTTGCCGCTCTCAATGCCCCCGTTCGATAAGGGGTGAGACCGTTAGCCAAATACTTCATTACTTCTAGGCCAGCATCAATTGCGTCATCTACAGCCGCTTGCGTAATTAGCTCAAGCCGACTGATATTAATATTTCCTCTAATAGTTATCTCACTGCCTGCCATGGCCTCCCCTAAGTAATTGGTACTTCTCGGTGAGGAGTCACATTGATGACGTTTACGCGGACATTGACTGTGAACTCCGGACGCTGGTTGTCATCAGTGCCGATGTAGTTAGCGCCGGATTGTTCACAGACAGCCACAATGACGTAGGTGCCATCCGCAAGAGTTGTTGCCGTGAGGTTGTGCATTTGGTCATAGATATCTTGAGCGAGAGAAGACACCGCAACGACGTCTAGGTCACCCCTGATGCGTATCTGCACCGAGGGAGCGTCATAGCTAAGACGTGGTGACGATTGCTCGCCCGTACTCAGGTAAAGCCCTACAGCCTTGTCACGGTCATAAGGCAACCGGTACAGATACAGACCGATGTCGTCACCGGTATACGCGGCAGTAGGGTTCCAAACCAGATCATCAATATTGTCAGCTAGATAATCAGCTATCCCAGCTAGAAGGTTTGTCATACCTCACCCACTAGCCAAAGGAACACACTTAAGCACTTGGTGATCTGGAGTAGGTAGCCCTGGTGCAGAGTGTTTATCTACACCGATAACTGTGTACTTCAGGCCATTCCAGGTAACCAGAGAACGCGCGGGTATGTCCGGTGGAAAGTTAACAAATACTTGTGTGTCTGCTGTTATTTCTTCTGCGCCAACGTTGATACTCGTTGGTCTGCCGGATACCACGTGAGCCCTTTTAACGATGGTCTCGCCGTAGACAATTCCAGTTCCACTACTACCCGAGTACAACTGAATAGTTACCTTGTGGCGCAAATACATATTTGGAATCTTTGCCATCAGCCCACCCCGTACGGGAAGGCTGGCAACAGGCCAGCAACCATCAGGGCAGAGACAGCCCTAGGCGCCAGGAAGACACCGTTGTTGGCTCCTGACGTGGTAGCCGATCGACCACCGGAAAGGCTCACGTCTCCAATAGTCACGGTGTTGTATTTCATCGAAACACCCTGAATATCTCCTGTTTCCAGGAGGAAGGAGACGTGAGCGCAAGCCGCTTTCTTGAAAGCAGAAATCACATTTGCTTCAGTTGGATTACCGTTGGCATCTGTCGAATACCAACAACCTATGGTCGCGACGTCAATATCGTCACTGGCCAGATTGAGCAAACGCTGTGCTTCTGAATTGGTGGTCTCGTATGGCAAAGGTCCCATGTAATCGATTAGTTCTGCAACCGTTGCATAAGCCATTGCCAACCACACTCCTTACCGAAGGTTTGCAATATCCTTCGGAGTTGCACGCGGCTTGATAACCCGACGTGCTACTTCATCCGGAGTGGCATCGTCGTCATCTAGTTCGTGAACGACAATCATTCTCTTAGAAACTAGATAATCCATGTTGCGCTTGTGACGTGGGTTCCACGGGAAATCAACGATAGAAGCCGCGCCGTTCTCGCCCACTACCTTGACTTGCGTAGGTTGCTGAATTTCATCAAGTAGCATTTCTGCCTCCAGATACAAAGAAGGCCCCATCAATCTTCGAAGTTGATGGGGCCATTCCTTTATTGCTTAAATGAATCAAACCGCCATGTTCAGGACGGTTGCCGTTCCGGTAGCTGCCGCACCAGCGAAGTCAATATTCACGGTGCCGTCAGCCTGTAGGAAACGGGCTGATTCATAAATGCGGATGTAGCGGGTTTGGTTGTATCCAGTCAGTGTCAGGTCACCTAGTCCGGCTGTCACGGAAGGTGGATTAGCACCAGCCTTAACAGTCACGGTTCCAGTGGCGCCAGTGAAAGCAATAGCAATCAGCAGACGATCCGGAACACCGGCACCCGCCGCTACGTAATACCCAGAACCACCAACGGCTAGCGTGGTTCCAGTACCAGCAGTAGAAGCACCGTTCTTTACTAGGGGTTCCTGACCTAGGACAGTTCTAGCCATAACTTAGTGGCCTTCCTGTAGTGAAGAAATGAATGACCGAAAAGAACTCAGGTGATGGAGGCAACACCGTAGGCAAGCGCGCCAGGGTGAACAACCTTCGCACCGTAGATCATCAGGCCACGCACGTAGTCACCGAAGGAAGCTTGGTGCCGGCCAGCCTCAATGGTTAGCAATTGCTCCGCGTAGGTGATTGCCTGGTTCGATCCGGCAAGGATTGTCCAGTCGTCACCAGTGGTGTTAGTCAGGTTGTTGGAAACGTAGATTTCGAATCCAAGCGCACGACCAACACGACCGTTGTACAGAGGCTCTAGCGAATTAGATGCCGAGTAGTCCACGAACTTGTCATTAG